CTCTTGCACATCCTGTGGGATAGCAATAGGTGCTTGGATAGATTTTTCTGCTGCTTGGATCTGCAATACTGCAAAGCGAGCACGAGCAAGTTGAACTGATAGAACATCATCAAACTGTCCACGAGCTTCACCATCAATAGATGATCGCATTGCTACACTTGCTAAACACTTGCCTAATGGATTAGGTGTATTAGATAGAACTAGGTTCTTGCGCTCTGGGATAAAGATTAAGTCTTGGTCTTTGTCGTGGTAGCGAACTAAAGATACATACGGTGAGCCAGGTGAATAGACATTCTTTGGCATAATCTGGTCATAGAACTCTGGATACTGCATCGCAAGTGATTCAGCATCTGTTGCAATTATTTGCGAGATCGAGAGGGTACGGCCAAATCTATCAATTTCAGGATAAGTACCAAAAGGATTAAGCAGACGTATTCTCGGATTATTGGTTTCATAGTCCATCTCAACAATCGCTGGGAGCATACCGTAGGTGTTGAACCAGTCAGCACCTGTGTACATCTGGATCTGTAAGTCAGAGGAAGAGACAAAGTAGTTAGCGATACGGGTACGAGTATCTGCAGCTTTACGTGCAGAGTCAGAAACCATATTGGTAGCTGCGCAGTTAAATGATGGTAGAGGTGACATTACCTCTGCTAAGTCACGTGCTGCTACATCTACGAAGTTAGCAACGAGAGGCTTTGGGTATTCCTCAGAAAACATCGCAGGGTATACCTTAGAGATATCACCTTGACGTACAGAGAGCACATCGCGCATTCTCTGGTCACGTGCGGCGTAGCGTGTTTGTAGCCGTGCTACCTTCGCTGCGACCTCTTTAGTTGATAACAAGATTTCTCCTTAGATGAATGTGCGATCTTTTTCTGCGAGCAGTTCGTCAATGTTGACGACCATTCGCTTGCCCTGTTCGTAACGAGACAGGAAGGGGTTTTTCATATGGTGCGTTGCGTGGATGCCTTGGTTAAGCATTTCACGGGCGCGAATTTCACAGAACCATAACGCCATTACCATATCGGTTTTACCCTTGGTCGTTGGGGACCAAGTAATTAGTTGCTCAATGAGCGCTTTAATGTTTTCAGTTTGGTCAGAAGGTAAGTGAATAAGGTTGTCTCTGTGGTGCTTGCCGTCGTGTTGCTTGGTGCCAAACAAAGTTGACATTGATGCAACACCGAAGCCTGAGTCCCACTTATTGTTTCCAGTATGGTGTTCCCGCAGTAGCACTCCTCTAGAGGCCAAGTTTGCGCGGATTCCCTCATCTTGCGTAAGGAATGATTGGAAAGCATTTTTTTCCACGATCCATTCACTAGGACTATACAAAGAAGTCCAGTCAAAGATTAGCTGACGGATTTGAGCAGGCGTTGGGCGAGTAATTTTAATAGCGTCAACGATATAGCGTTTGTGAGTAACCCGATCAATAGCGTAGCAAATGGCGGCTGTATCACCAACCATAGCGGGATCAAGACCACAAATAAAACTAAAGCCGTTCGTATCGCGTGGATGACCAGGGTGGCCAGGAACCAAGCGACCTGCTTTGCGCATTCCATCAATAGAACCTCGTACATTCACTGGATCAAAGATGGCATCATCTGAGATATCCTGTTGCTGATAAACCAGCGCCCAAGTAGATGCGTCCATCGCTTGACGTTCATTGTAAAGGTTACGGCCATTCCAACGAGGGTATAGTCCGTCTTCATCTAAATCTGATTCTAGCTGTCCGTCAAATGGCGCATCAGATGCTGGCCATAAGGTAACCCACTTGTCAGGATCTTCATCTGTTTCAAGTAACGCTGGCATTGCCAGGTATTTCCAAGGAACCTGACCACCTGGGTAGCGGTCTGGGTTACGCAGTTCACGGTATAGGTCAACTGCTGAAACACGGGTACCAATGATAATCAATTTACCAGTAGGGTTCAGACGAGAACGTACGTCCTGTGTCAGCCACTTAATCTGGCGTTCAAACTCATTGGCGTTCTTGAGAGTAACCGCGTCATCTACAATAATCATATCGGCACGCTTACCGTAGATCTGACCGCCGATACCTACAGCTTCAATGTTTGGGTCCTTTTCACTGGACTCACGAAGCTCATCACCAAAGGTGATACGGGTAGCCTGCCAGGAAGCGGACTTAGAGTTAAACCCTACGCCAGCAGCATAAGCATTTTGAAGGTTCTCATACATAGGGTGAGTCAAACGCTGCTTGATGGCGTAGAGAAAGTCGGCGGCTAGTTGCTGAGTCTGAGAGACTATCAGCACACGAAAGTTAGGGTTGCGAGCTACCTGCCAAGTTACATAATCTACCGTGATGGTAATTGACTTGGCGTGGTTTGGCGGGATGTTAATAAGGATACGGTTGTTGGCCAGCCCTTGCTCAAACTTCATCGAAGGGTGTAACCAGGAAGGCTCAACGCCTTCGATCATATCTACCAGGTTTTGCTGGTGAGGGAAGGTACGAGAGTTAAGAAAGCGTTGGCGGAATTCGGCAAATGAGATGTCGTGGACATCTCCTGCGGCGAACTGTTTGTCCTTAAGTCCTAGCCGTGTTCGGTCAATTTTGTCTGTAAAAATCTTGTCAGTACGTCGGTAGTACTCGTATGTCTTCATAGACTTGCCTGCCGATAGGCAGGCTTGTTCAATGGTCATACCCTCAGCTACACATCCTAAGATGATTCGCTTTGCTATATCTGCTGAGTTCTCAGCCATTGGATTCCATTCTAGATCATTGGGTTATAGGTAGACTACACCCAACTAAAAGTCGTGCTCTGCACGACGTGCCGTACGCTAAACTCCCGAGCAAGCCACAGCGTAGCGAGGGGTAAGTCAGTACTCGTCCTAGGGACTCGCGTAGGGTAACCGTAGCGAGTCGGTACGGGGCTATCACAATTACCGCCCCTACTGTATATAAGGCAGGAAAAAAACTTCATTTCCTGCCTATGGTATAAAGTATTTACAGAATGTGACTAACGTCACTATAAATACGGTACAAACTAGGACATTAATAAGTGATCTGGTTCACTTTAGGAAATATATCTGTAGTGGGTACATACTATACACACGGACTAAACTTAACACCTGGGGGTGTGCTCACCGCAACCGCACCGCGTTTGCCGTTTGTGCCGTCTGCTTTCCCCGTACTGTACGGCTAGGAGATGCCGACGGGTCGGCTCTACCTCTGGCGAGGTCGCGCCCCCATAACCAACAGACCCCAACAAATTAAAAACCGCTCTAACGACCAACCAACCACCCCAAACCAACGACCCAACCCACCGACCAACCCAACCCAACCCGATCACCTCGCGCCGACCTGGTGACCGATCCGCCCCGACCTAGTGACCCAACGACCACCAACCGAGGCAATTCGTTGGCACTTACCCACCCGAAAACCTCCCCAAAATGGTCGAACTCTGCCCCTCTCGCGCTCGGCTCGATCTATTGGACGACCTCGGCAACCCCTCGCAGCTGGATCCAGCTCGTGAAACTCAGGCTCAAAAAAGGTCAAAAGATCCTTACCAAATGGGGGAGGCTCACCCGTTTTTCCTGTACTCTTTTCCTAGTGGATCAACCCGACCCGATCCGCGAAAGGGTAAAAAATGTTAGAACAAAAGAAAATGCCTCTCGTTATTGGCTGCTTAAATTGCAACTTTAGAACAGAGGACGAAAACGAAATGAAAATGTTTGATCTCAATGGTTGCCCAATCTGTCCAAAAGAAATCCGCTCTTTATTTGTTGAGTGCAGAGAGTGGTTCGACAAGGTAAACGGAAACTCTTATTTTTCCGCCCGTATTTGGATCAACGGAGGACAGGTTGCAATTCTGCCTTTCCAATACGGATACGGAGATCAATTTCTTTATGAGGCACAAAAGAAACTTTTAGAGTTGGGTTATCTGCCACAAGAAAACAAAAACAATAGTTTGTTCACTATCTCGCAACTAATGGGTTTTGATTTCTACTCTGCAAAAACAAGCACTAAGAAAAACGAAATGTTTAAGCACTACGCGAACTATTCAGAAAGAAAGGCGGGCAACTAATGAAATGCCAACTCTGCGCCAATGAAATAACAGATTTACAAAATGCGCGTGTGGTTCTTCCGTGGG